ATGTTTCATTTAAGTATGAGTATGCAACTGAATGTATTGTTTCTTGTGAACCAAATGCCATTGCCATCTGTCTAATCTCATGCTTTGGAAACCATTTTGTAACCATACCAGTCCAATAGTCTGATACTGCACATTCCGTTTGAGCAAAACCTAAAAGAATATTTCCAACTAAATGTTTTTCTTCTTTTGTTAAATTCTCATTCCAATCCTTCACATCCCCTTGCATTGGTATTTCGGTATGTAACCAAAAAGCCTGCATTTGTTTTAACCAGCCTTCATTGTAGTAATCTGGAAATTCAAATGGTTTATAGGGAATTCTTTCCGTAAATAATTTGCTCATATTTTCTTTTTGTTATGTTTAAAGTGTAGGTATAACTATCTTATGATTTTATAAATTTTTCGTTTTCTTTAGAAAATTTTATACAATTATCCCATATTTTCAACATACTTTTTATGTAATAATTTCTTCTCTAAACTTTCTCCACTTTTACTATCTTTAGTAGATGCCATTCCATCAATCGATGTAGCTGCAAATACATCCATTATACCGTGAAATGTATCAATCTTAGCTGGAAATGTCATTCCATCAGGTCCAAATCGATTCTTAACGATGTGAATACGACCTGTGTTTGATAACTTATCTTTTGTCTTTCTACTAACACTCATAATGAAATCAGCAGTTTGTACTTTCTTATACGAATCACCAACTGAATCTGCTCCAATTACTTCGTGCTCAATTGCTGCTCTATTAGTTTGAGTTGCTGTCCAAATTGGAATACCCATCTCACCACTCAATCCTCTCAACTCCTCATAGATTCCACCCAACTCAGCGTATAACCCATCTCTATTACCATTTCCACTCTTTAATAAATCAGCGTAATCAATGATAATTAAATCTGCTGAAAATCCTATTTGTTTTAATTTTTCAATGTGAGCTGCTAGAGTTTTAGAAGATGCGAATTGTGGTGGATAGTATTTAATACGAACTCTACCTGATGTACCTTTAATCTTTCTGATAATCTCATCCTTTCGTTCTTTGTGTTCTGATGTTTGAATTCCAGTCAAAATTGTAGTGTATCTCTGTCCTACATAACTTTCGGATAATTCCAATGAGTAATGTAAAACATTTTTACCTTTTTGTAATGCTGAACATGCTATCTTTGATAAGAACCAACTCTTACCAATACCAGAAGGTGCCATTACAACTCCTAATTCACCGGGGCCTAAGCCACCATCCATTAGTTCATCAATAACTTCCCATCCTGTTGATACTGAATTTCGTTTAACATCTTCCATTATCAGTTCAAATTCATCGATATAATCCATACCCAAATCAGATTCAACACCCACTTTGGATGCAGCCATCATTGTATCTATAATTTTATCGTAATTACCTGCTTTAAGAAGGTCAACGGATTTTAATAAGGCATCCTTTACCTTTTGGTTTTTAGCAAATGTAAGATATTCCTTTTTTACATAAGGGATATCATCTGCACCTACTTGTAGGTAAACATTTTTTAGTTGGTCAACTACGGTTTGTTTTAAACCTTTATCCTCAATATCCCCTACTTTGATTTTAAACACCTCCATTGTAGGAGTTGCTCTATATTCATTAAAGTAGTGCAATACCGAATCGATAATCCATTGGTTTGCTTGTGATTCAAAAAATGCCGGTTTAGTGATTTCGTTTACCTGTTCAAGAAACTTAACATCTGTTATAAGAGAAGCAACAACTTTAGATTGATACGATTGTCCATATTTTACCAATGTATCTACTGCTTCCATTATTTTTTAGTTTTCTTTCTTGCTAATTTTTTTTCTTCGATTGATAACTCAATTATAGTATCTGATACTACCTCCACTTTTGGTTGTTGTGTTGGTTTACGAGTTGCTAATTTCCATTCTGATTTTGGAATAAACTTCCAATAACCACCCTTTACTCTTTCATCCGCATCTATATCAGCTACTCTACGAATTTCATCTATTTGGTAGCCTTTAGCTACTTTGATACATTTAATACACTTCATACTTGTTGTCCATGTTTAATTATTACTGAATTACCATTAAGATTTCTGATTCTCTTAAAATGATATATTTGTTACCACCAATTTTGATTTCTTGTCCTTGATGATATGGTGGAAGAATTACTTCATCCCCTACTTCAACACTCATTGGAATTGCTACTCCACTTTGAGTATAGATGCCAGGTCCTACTGATTCTACTCTTGCTCTTTTTACATCTTCTGTCTTTGCACTATCTGGAATAATAATTCCACTTGCGGTTGTTTGTGCTTCACCTTCGATTTCCGTTAGAAGAACTCTATCTCCTAATGGTTTTGCTAATTTGTTTGCCATTTGTTTAAAATTTTGCTATGTGAGAAAATGTGGATTGTAACCAGTCCGTAACATTTGGAAATGAATCCAATATACGAGTTTTCAATCCGATTTTTAAAAATTCTTGCTTACTGAACTTATTTACTGGTTCTTCAAATCTGTCCATAATTTTGATTCGAAGATTGCCACTAAATGTTGGTTCGGATAACTGCATCAATTTACGATTTCTTTTTAACAATTCCAAATTATTTTCAAATAAATCATGAGCTTTTGTTTTCTTTGGTTGCTCATTGATATATTCTAGCATAGATTCGGTAGTTTGTACCTCACCTTCTGCTAATATTGGAAATGATTTAATAATTGTTTTTAATCCTAAACCACTAATACCTTCTACATTATCGGATTTATCACCATCAATCATTCTGAAATTGATAAAATTATGTGGATGAACACCAAACTCTTCCTTAACCTCATCAATATTATAAACTTTCTTTTTAGATGGCGAATATACACTAACATCCTTGTTTACTAATTGTAAGAAGTCCTTATCGGTACTCATTATAATAACCTTTTCATTTTCTTTCTTTAATTGAGTAGCAATATATGCCATAACATCATCGGCTTCAATTCCATCGTAAATCATAATGGTTACGGGTAGAGCTGAAAGTAACTCACCTAATCCAAGCATTTGCCTTTTCATAGATGCGCTTTCTTCTTCAGGATTCATTTCAACCGAAGCGGCACGATTCAATCTCATTTTGATTTTGTTCTTACCTCTTTCAGATTTGTAGCCTGAATATATATCCTTTCTGCTTTGTGAACCCCCTTTACCATCGAATACTACGACTACTCTTGTAGGGTTTAATGTGCGGATGGCGTAGCCGATACTTTTTAAAGTACCGACTATTCCTCCAATATGGTCACCATTCTCATTAAGATTAGGTGCGGTTGACCAAGAACGAATGAAGGTATTAAGACCATCAATTACTAAGGTTTTTGAATTACGATGTAAATCACCGAAACCTTTATGTTCTTCATCTATTTGTTTTAGTATATCTAAATACTTCTTATTAATCTGACTCATTTGCTTCGTCCGTTGTAACTTCAACTTCTTCCGAATTGGAATTTGTGTTTGATTTATATTGTAAAATTTGTGCCTCACATATTCTACGATATATTTGGTCTTTTAATTCATTACTTTCCAACATTTTAGGAAAATCCTTAGATTGGAACTTCATAATTTCACCGGAATCAATATCAGTATATTCATACCATGCTCCCGCTTGCTTTACAATTTTTGAATCTTTCATAACTGCCAACCATCCTCCGTAGTTATCAATACCTCTATCAAAGAAGATATCAAAATCTGCGTGTCGTAATGGCGGTCCCATACGATTTTTAATAACCTGTGTACGAACTTTGATACCAACGATTCTATCACCAACTTTAAGTTGTCCCATACCCTTTAATCTTAATCTAACAGAAGCGTGAAATGCTAATGCTTTACCACCCGATGTTGTCCAAGGGTCGCCAAACATTGCGTTCATCTTTTGTCTTAACTGATTTGTGAATATTAAAGCAATTGATTGTCTACCAATCATATTGGTAATCTTTCTCATTGCTTTGGAAATAATAATAGCTTTACCAGTCGCAAATCCATCTTTATCATAATCAGCTTCTAATTCTAATTTTGTTGATGCTGCTGCTACTGAATCTACTACGATTGTAACTAATCTATCTTTATCACCCGTTCTTACTTTTTCAATAATTGTTTCACATGCTTCAAAGATACCTTCAACAGTATCAACTGAAACATATAGGAGTTTTGAAATATCTACCCCAATTGCCTCTAAAAATTCTCTACTAACTGCGGTTTCCGTATCAATCAATACTGCTACTCCACCTTTCTTTTGGGTTTCGGCAAGGAGATGGGCGGAGAGCAGAGATTTTCCACTCTGCTCTAAACCCGTAATCTCAGTAATACGACCAACTGGCAATCCACCATAAGGACGATTGGAAATTGCTACATCCAACATTGCGTTACCCGTAGATAACCAATCTTTAACATTTGTAGGGGCGTCGCCTCCTTCATCTGTCAGAAAGTATGCAATCTTACCATCCTTATTTTGTTTGTTTAGAGAATCGGCAAGTAAACTTGCTAAATCTTCTTCTCTTTTTGCCATTGTAACTGGTTTAATTAGTTGTTAAATAAATCATCGAATGCCGATGCTACATCATCTTTTGGTTTTGGAGCTGCTTTAGGAGCTTCATCTTCCCAAGGTAAATCACCACTAATATCAGATGTTCCACCCAATCCAATTGATGATTGCGATGCTACTTTAGCAGGTTGTGCTTTAGGAGCTTCCAATGCTTCGTTTACAGGGTTACCTGTCCCGTTTGCAGGTGCTGATGGATTTAACCAATTCTCTAATACACCTTTTAACTCATCATAAGATAATTCAGAATATAATTCCGTAATTTCTTTTTGAGATTCCAACATTTGTTGAACCTGAGCCGCATCATCTAAAATTTTAGAAGTTGCAGGTTTAACTCTGATTGTTGTTGTTGGATAAGCTGCATTTGATTCTTCAGCTGATACTACTTCCAATACGATATCTCTACCAGAAGTTGGGTCAGTAATATCTCCGTAATCCGGGTCAGCGATGTAACCTAAGATGTCCTGATAAACAGTCTTACCAAATCCCCAAAACTTAACACCTTCGTTCTCTTTACCTCTTACGATAACGGGTGCGAATGTTCTTAATTTTGGCTCCATCTTCTTACCTGCTTTCCAATCATCAGTATCGCCTGTTCGTTTAAGTTTTTCTGCAAACTCTACGATTGGGTCAGGTCTACCAAATGAGATAGGACTCAAATAAGTTTTGTTGTTAATGTTGTAGTGAAAATACAATTCGATAAAAGGATTATCCTTATTGAATTTGTAAGGTACTAAACGGATTTGAGATTTTCCGTTTGCCGGTTTCCA